CTTTGGGATTAAGACAGGCGATTGATTTGATTCAAGGAAACGACCCGCTCTAGAGAAGCAGTTTACCCGTAACCTTCCCTTTCTGTTTCTACACAAAGCAGAAGCGAGGTTATCTCTCTCCTCTTTCCTCCTCAACCTCTCCAACCTGATGTAGAATTTCCCCTAGAGTCAACCCTGACTCATAAGGAGAACACATGAATGAACTAAAAGCAATGGCAGCTTCATGGGCAAGATCATTTCTTGCCGCAGGAATTGCCGTGTACATGGCGGGCGTTACAGATCCAGCAGATATCGCAAAGGCTGGCCTAGCAGCTCTACTTCCAGTAGTACTACGTTACCTAAATCCAAATGACGCAGCATTTGGAAATAAGAAGTAATTAACTTCTAACTTCCAAAAAGATCGAGGCAGGCTCCGTAATTAGACCTCTCCCCATGTTACGGAGTCTGTCTCCTTTTTAAGACGTATGTACAATTGAACAATGACAACAGCGAATCTTTTTCCCGTCTCCGAAGAGGACGACGACAATGATGCAACACCTATCATTGAAGATCCTACAAACATCCGCCCGGATCTTGGAGCCCTAGGAATCTTTGAACACTCCCGCGGCGTGTGTGAAGACACGTATGAGAATCGCAGTATCCTGCGCTCCTCACAGATGGGCTGGGATACGGTCTACGCTACGAACGGTGTTCCTACCGGTCTCATCCAGGCACGGTCAAAGGACATGGTCACGCAACGCCGCATCCTCTCCCTGGCGGAGAAGAAGCCGATACTTGTAGATCCCAAGAACATGAACTCCGATTACCTGACAGGCTTGGACCTAGTTGCCGAGTCGGCCTCAGATCACATCGTACCTCCCTGGGTTATCGGTGCGACACGGATGTGGATCAACGAGCAGGATAATCCGATTGCCTCTGAGAAACGTAAGCCGACGGCTATGCCTCATCGTTGCCGGCAGGTCAAGGATGACGCGATCCGGTGTATGCTTTGGTCATCGGGCCGACTAAAGGATGACGGCCTATGCCGTGTTCACCTAAGGCATGTCAAGAAGAATCCTAGCGACGATATAGAGAGAGCAAGAAAGAAATTACTTCAGGCGGCTCCCTATGCGGTTGATGTTCTCGAGGATCTCATGAACTCCGCGGTTTCAGAGCCGGTAAGATTAAAGGCGTCTACGGAGATTCTAGATCGCGCGGGAGTAAGAGGCGGTATAGAGTTAGACGGTAACATCAACGTCACGGACGGAAGGCCTGCGGCGGAGATTATTTCTGAACGGCTTGGCCGTTTAGCCCAGGGCGCAATTCACACGGCGGCCGTACTTGCAACGGCAGGTATCGAGATTGAAGATGCACAGGAAGTTCCCCAGACAAACGACGGCCAGGACAAAAAGGAAACAACGGATGCGGAATCTAACGAATGAGCTTGACGGACCTAGAAGAGATCTTGTACACGGCTCGCGAACACGCGGCATGCCTAGCCAACGACCTGGAGCTGGCGGCTACCCGCGAAGAGCATGTACGGTTGACGGCTCGCACAAACGAGGCGGAGAACTTGGTGACAAGTCTGGAGCGTCTACAAATTGAAGCCCTTACTCGCGAGTAACGTTCTTGAACAGGCTCAGGCCTGGCTAGGCTATACCGCCAACACCAACGGACGGACTCCCTTTGGAGAACGCTCCGGATATGACGGTACGTTGTGGGCAGGCTCGTTTATCGATGCAGTATTTCACGACGCAGGCTTGACGATTCCTAGCTGCGTTTATCCTCCTAGCGGGCTTGCTGAATTTAATAAGCAAGGACGGCTGAAGCAAAGACCCCAGCCTGGAGATGTAGCTTTCTTTGTTTTCCCAACGGGTGATAATTTTGGTGTTCCACATGTAGGCCTGGTAGTAGATACAAGCCGCTGGAAGACTGACGGGCTCGTAGGTACTATCGAGGGAAATATAAACAGCGGCCTGCCTAAGTCTGACGTTCACGTGATGGGTGTGTACAGGCGTGTCAGGTCCAAGCACGAGATAATTGGTTTTGGAAATCCAACACACCGGCCTGGAGACAAAAAAGCCCACACGGGCCAGCGGGCAGGCTTGCAGCTATCCAGCATTCGCCCAGGACGACGTAACAAGTCCATCGGGTTAGTACAGCTTGCGCTTGCGAACGTAACAGGCGGCCTGGGACGATTTATACCAGATCTGTTTGACGGGTCGACTCAATACGCGTATGCCAGATGGCAACGCCAGATTGGGTACGCGAACGATAGAGCTACGGGAATCCCCGACGCAATTAGCTTACGACTTCTTGGTGAGACTACCAAGAAGTTCCAGCTTGATGCCTAGCTGCTCTAGCTAGCTTACTTCTTAGTACAAGCACCAAGAGGCAGCTAAAAATAAGCTACCCAGCCTGTGGTCCATTTCAGGAACATCCTGATATAATTCAATTGTAGGACAAAGTGACGAAAGGAATTAAATGCCAAAGCTAAAGCACATGGCTCGGTTTACAACACCTGTAAGCTTAAACGACACAAAGGACACTCCAATTACATCAATGGTAAAACCAACGCTTACATTTACAGAGACTGTTCGCTCCGTACTAGGACGCCAGACTCAACCACTTTCAGTAATTGAAATCACGGAGCTTGTCTCTCGTGAAACTAAGCATGCCTACGATGAAACATACATCAGGCTTGCACTCAAAGAGCTTATAAACTCAGGCAAGGCTTCTTCTCGTAAGGAGACACATGAAGAACGTCGCATCCGTGCGCAAGGAGAAGACGCTCGCTCTCTGCGGGCAACTCTCTTCTATTCTCCTGCCGGAGTAGTTCCACCACGTACGGTTGCAGAAGTAGTACCAGGCATAGCCTTGTACAAGCCTGAAACCTATACGGCCCGCAAGATCTACAAGTACCCGACAAAGAAGATTCAACGCCAACACATCGAGGCTCAGCTTGTCGACATCACTCCTGCGCCAACAAACTCGAACGCGGTAGTAGACTACCTCATCGAGAAGATGGTTGCGGAGCGTACGGCAGATCTCCAGGCACAGCTTGACACGGCAAACGCCAAGATGGCTAAGCTACAGGAACTTTTTAAGTCAGCTCTCTAGCATCCGTTTATTGTCTCACCCATGGTGAGCATCCAACTGTATGTAGTAGAGACAGCCGAACAGGCAAGGCAAGCCGAGGCATTGGATCTTGTAGAATTTGATGCGGATGATACGGTGTGTGAGAACTGCGACGTAGCTATTGGCTACATCAACAACCGGTTCTCTCCCTGTGTCATCTGCGTTGAGGAAGACGATGACATCTGGCTTGTCTGTATGGAATGTGCCGGTGGTGTTTTACTTATAGAGTAAAACCTGTTATAATAGTACCAACGCCGGAACACCGGCGCCAAATGACAAAATGACGAAAGGGAAGTAACCAAATGGTTAGCACCGTAATCACAGAGACAAAAGTCTCTACAGTAACAAAGGTCACCGACAAGGTAGATCTAACAACCCAAGCTGCGGCAGCTGAAAAAGCATTAGCAGCATTCACATTCGCAAAGGATGCGATTAAGGCGTACGAAGAGAAAAAGGCAGAAGCAGAAGCAATGCTACGTTTTCTTCTAGGTGACGCGGATGTCGCAATCATCGGTGGTGTAGAGCGTTTCAAGCTTGCACACTCAACCAATTCCAAAATCGACCGCAAGGTCCTACAGGAGCTTTTCCCAGAAGCCTTCGAGGCAACACTGGTAAAGACTCCATACACCTTCATTAAAACTATCTAATAGTTTATAAAGAGACCCCTGGCAAAAGCTAGGGGTCTTTTTTATTTTTGTCAATGTGTTGTCATCTTCCTGATCTTCCTGATATAATAGTACTATACACACCGACGGAAGGATTGGAAATGAACACCTGGCTTATCCAAACACAGAGCGTCTCACTAGATGCGGCAGTAAACACAGGCTCCGAATGGACCCTCGCTGAGATTCGCAAGATGGAAGTTATGAAAGCTTCTGGCAAGTCCATTAAGGACATCGCGCAGGCACTTGGTCGCTCATACTACTCAGTGTCTACCAAACTAGTCAACTCCGGTCTAGCTTCTCACCGAGCCTCAAACAAACCAGCTCAAGTTTTACACCCTGTGGTCTGTGGAAATTGTTTCACAATTCCATCAAAAACAGGTACATGTTACTGCTAAACCTGATATAATTAAACCATAACGATGAAGGGCCAGCCGCTGGTCACCTGAACGACTTCAACTTGCAAGGGTCGGAAACAATACGGCGCCTTCATCGTTCTAAATTTAAAGACAAACGACGGAAGGAATAAAATGAAGCTACAAGTTGCAGACCTAGAAACTCTAGAACATCTACGCGAGTACGTTGAGGAACGCCTTACAGGTTCCACTGTAGTCCTCGATGGCGATGAGGTAATCATTCGCACCGGAATGGGCATTGACCTGGGCAATTATCTCTATCCTCTGAATGAGGGAGAGTAATGATGAGAGACATTAACTGGGAAGAAGTTTATGAAGCTATCCTAAAGGACATAGTCGACGTAGTTGAAGGGACACTCTTTCAAGACGAAAAGCTAGAGCGTATCACCCAGATACTCGTGGGTAACGACTTTATGGAAAAGCCTCAATTGTACGGATAATAATAAACCTGATATAATAGTACTATACACACCCAAACGACGAAAGGACACACAATGGCTGACAAGGACAAGGTTGTAGGCAAAGCCCTATACCTAGAACTTCGCGCAGGTCTTCAGACCTACCAGATGCTGCTTACACCAGATGGGATCTCTTCCAATGGTCGCGCAGTACCATCAACAATGTACCGTCGACAGATTTCCTCAGTGAAACCTCGACGCGCCTGGAAGACTTATTCTCTTCCTACACTACCACTCAACGCCTTCGGAACATACGAGACAGTTGACAAGGACAACGCACTACAAAGTGCAGACTCCAGAGTTGGCTACATGGCAAGTACGTTATCACAACTTAAGTCTTATGGCTACACGCTTTACAAGCAACCTCTTCTTATCGAGGTGTCGCAGGAAGATCTTGAGTCAATTCGTCTATCAAAGACTCCTTACAAGGTTCTTGGACGTATCACCAGAGTGCGCCGCACTCTTGGCTTCGGCGAATTCATAATCGCTTCTTAATACTTACACCCACACCCAAACGACAAAGGACAAACAAATGACTGCAACAATTGAAACAATGAAGGAGACCTTCGATGCACTGTCTCCAGATCTCGATCTATCTTCTCTACTAGTAGATGCTCTTATCCAGAGCATTCACCCAGAGACATCTTCATCTCTAGACTCACAGGTTCTCGCTCAGGGTAAAGTAAACGTACGACCAACCCCTAAAGCAAAGGTTATCCCCGTGGTATCAGCAGATGCACTTGTAGGCGACAACGTCTACACTCGTCCAAATGGCGAGCAGTACCATGCACGCAAGTGGGGTGAGCACGATGACGTGCTAGTACTCCGCAAGGCACGTATGGATCAACAGTTTATTCTTCTCTACGGAGCTCCAGGTTGCGGTAAGACTGCACTTGTAGAAGCTGCGTACGAAGAGCTATATACAATCATGGGTACAGGTGATACTGAACTTGCTGACTTCATTGGTGGTTACGTGCAAACTCCATCTGGTGGTTTCATGTGGGAAGACGGTCCACTTGTAAAGGCCGCTGAAAATGGTGTGCCACTACTCATTGATGAGATCGGTCTCATTGATCCTAAGGTTCTTTCAGGAGTCTACGGACTTATGGATGGACGTAAGGAACTAACAATCACTGCAAACCCAGAGCGCGGAACTATTAAGGCGAAGGATGGATTCTATGTCATCGCTGCAACAAATCCAAATGCACCTGGAGTTCGCTTATCTGAAGCTCTTCTATCTCGATTCATCGTGCAATCTGAAATGACTACAGACTGGTCACTTGCTAAAAAGCTTGGTGCCTCTGCACAGATCGTTACAGTTGCACAAAACATCAATCGTCGCCAGGCATCTGGCGAGTGTGGTTGGTGTCCACAAATGCGCGAGTTGCTCGCCTTCCGCGACATCTCTAAATCGTTCGGCACAAAGTTCGCTATCGCGAACTTAATCGCATGTGCACCTGAGCTCGACCGCCCCGTCGTTGCGGACGTGCTTACACGGGTGTACGGCGAAGAGTGCCGACCAGCCAAGATCTAATTCCCCTTGGCGTAAGGAAGGGAACTCCAGATGGGTGTCTGGAGTTTCCTTCTCCTTACTTACCTGATATAATAGTACTAATACAATGACGGAAGGAAAATCATGGCACACTTAAAGGTTTCTAAAACCCGCGCGGAACAGACTCCGCCGGAATGGTTAAAGGTCGGAGCTCAGCTCGGAGACCTAGTCAACACCTGGGCAGGACGCTCAGACATCGTTGCCTATATTGGTCCAGGCGCTGGTCAAGACGCACCTGCTTGTTTCAACCCACCAATGGCTGAGGTTGAGGTAAATGTCTCTGTCGCATTCGGTGCGGCAGCAACTCCTGAGAATATCGGAGACATCCGCGAGCGCGGTACACAATTCGATTATCCACGAGCATCCGGTGCGATCTTTCATGAAGCACTCCATGCTCGCTACTCTCGCTATGATCTATTGAAAGCTTATGACGATCTTTCAAAGAACGAGATGCAGGCACTTATTATTCTTGAGGAAACTCGTATCGAAGCTCTCGGTGTAGAGAACTTCCCAGCTAATAGAGTCTTCCTACGCGCCTGCGCGATGGACATCATCCTTGATGACATAAGAGAACATCTTGAGGAAAACACTACTACTCGCGCTATGGCGCAGATGGCAGCTCTTGTATGCGCTCGAATTGATGCGGGATCTCTAGATGCAGAGGATGCTCTTGACGTTCAAGATTTAGTTGCTGAGTACTTTGGAGCAACTCGCTATGCGCAACTTCGTCGCATCTGGCTTCAATTTCAAACGTACGAAGGACACTTCAATGCTCTACCACTATACGATCTTGCTCGTCAATGGGAAGCTATCATCAAGGAAACTGCAGATGAGAATGGCGACACTGAAGACGAGGCCGGAAAGATAAGCGCTGCTATGTCTGGTGTCATCTCAGAGATGATTGCAGCTCTTGAAGAAGCTGCAGAGGATATTGCAATTGCAATTGGCGATGAAGCTCAAGAACAAGAGCAAAAAGAAGACTGGCAGGAAATCGTTAATATACGTGGCAAGTCTGCGAAGCAACAAAAAGATCATGAAAAGATCTCAGAGGAAGTCTTTAACAAGTCTACCGGTGAAACAGGTAGTGGAAGTCACTCACGTATCAAGGAGACTCGTGCGCCATCTGGTCCAGAGCGTGCAGCTGCGGTGAAAATCGCAAACATGCTTGAGCGCGCAAAGTATCGTGAGCGCGATGAGAAGGAAGTAACTTCTATTCTTCCTCCAGGGCGTCTACGTTCTCGTGCGATGGTTCAAGAAGCCGCGTACAAAGCTAGAGGTTCGATGATGCATGCGCAACCTTGGAAGCGCACAGTGCGTAAGCATACAGATGATCCAACACTTAACGTTGGCGTCATGGTTGACATCTCTGGTTCAATGGCAGATGCAATGCAACCTATGGCAGTTACCGCCTGGGCAATGTCTGAAGCCGTGCGACGCGTTCAAGGACGTTGCGCTATGGTCTACTATGGTTCAGGCGTATTCCCTACGCTTAAGCCAGGACAGCATCTTCCTGACGTAAATGTCTACACTGCTCCTGATGGGACTGAAAAGTTCGATAGAGCATTCAAGGCGCTTGATGGTTCTTTAAATCTTCTTAATGGAACTGGCGCTCGTCTACTCGTGGTTGTTAGCGATGGTTGCTACACTCCAGATGAGACTGTAAAAGCAAAGGCATGGATTCAAGAATGTGAAAAGAACGGTGTCGCAGTCTTGTGGATTCCGTTCGCTCACTCTTACCAACTAGGATACGTTCGAGAGATCGTTAGAGGAACATCAGTTGCTCTTCTACAAGACGTAACAGATCCAGCAGACGCTGCACTCCAAATCGGAAAAGCTGCGGCAGACGCTCTAACAAAGATTGGCGCACGTAACGCTGCGTAACAAGCTCCGGTGCGGGTAGACCTTCCGTCAGATTACTCTACCTGCACCGGTTATTTTTAACCAACCAACAAAGACGAAAAGAGAGAAAGATGAAAACAAAAGTACTACTGATTGCGGCAGCCTTAGGTCTGTCACTGCTTGCAACACCGGCGCATGCGACAGGAGACAAAACTCTTGTCATCATTGACTCCGGCATCAACATGCAACTGCCGTGGGCTAAAGCTGCGGTTATTGAAGAGGCATGCTTCGTTGACTTTGGTGCATGTCCAAATAAGCTATCAAGTATGTTCGGGCCAGGTTCTGCATCGCTAGACCCAGCGCTCGTTAAGGACCGTGCAATGAGTCACGGAACGCAGATGGCTTCGGTTGCGGTAGCTGCCAATCCAAATGTAAAGATTGTGTTCATCCGTATCGTCAGCATGACGGCTAAGGGCAACGCAAACACCTACACAACCCGAGCGGTATCAAAGGCAATGGACTGGGTTACAGCTAATGCGGCACGGCTAAACGTCGGCGCGGTCTCGATCTCAATCGGGCGTACCTACAAAGAAGCGGCATGCCCTGTATTAGCGGAGCCTAAGCTTCAATCTCAAATCGTAGGCCTGGCTTCAATGAATATCCCAACGGTCATTGCGGCAGGAAACAACTCCAACCAAAGCAAGATTCACTATCCGGCATGTATCCCACAGGCAATCGCCGTAGGAGCAACGGATACCCCGTACACGATGAAGCAAGTGACAGGTACGGTCTACCCAATCATGTTGATCTCAAACTCTAGTGCGGATCTTGACCTATATGCCCTTGGAAGGGCCGCCACAACCGACGTCCATGGAAACACGTCAGTTTCCCTAGGTACGTCCAATGCAACCGTTCTAGTGGCCACCAGACTGGCTCAAAGCCTATCGGATGGCTCGACACTAGATACGGTCATGGCAAAGGTAAATGCGTCACTGCAAACAGCCTACCGAACACTTACCAACTTCGAGGTAAAGTTCTACCAAACCTGATATAATAGTACTACGCAGCCAGCGGATATGAAACCGTAGGCGAGAGTCTACCAGACTTTCTTCCGCTGGTTGCCTACTACTAAACGACGAAAGGACAACCGTGTTAACTAAGCAACGTACTTATATCCGCAGGGGCGATTTTCGTTTCTGCGCGACACAAGACCAGCATGACTACATTCACGAGTATGACCCACGCTCAATTCTAGGTGATTCATACCAATGTCGCTATTGTGATGATTTCCAGGTAGGGTAATGAAACACATCTACGTTGCCCATGAAGGCATGGATACATTTTTTGATTTTGCGGACACCGGATTCATCTTCTCTGAACAAGAGCTAGACAAGAACCCGGAGCTAATGGACGACATCAACAACGGATACTGCCGTGATGCCTGTCACGAGGTTGGGTATGAGATTACCCCTGGTCTTGCGAAGATGTTCTACGAGCTGGCTAAAAGCTACTGGGAGTACGAAAACACCAAAGGGTAATGTACTTTATAATAGATTCATGTTATAATTAAACCATACCAACGACGGAAGGATACAAAATGTCACAAGAACAAGACGTAGTTATCTACGACTCAAGCCTCACCCTCGAGCAACTCAAAGGTTTTTGGAATTACATGCGGGATGAAGAAGTAGACGAAGAGACTACCTTCACCCAAGAAGAAATTGATAAACTTGCCAATGACGTAAATGATGCGATTCAAGCGGTCATTGAAGATTTCCTAAATCACAGGGACAACTAACATGACGATTAAAGTCAATGACGGAAACGCGTATTCATTTATGGGTGCGGGACGAAGAGCACTTCTTGATGCGGGACGTGATTCAGAGGTTGAAACATTCTTAGGCGAGATGACTTCAGGAGACTACAATCATCTCATCCAAACATTTCTTAAGTGGTTTCCAGACGCGGAGATAGCAGAATGAAAACAGCATTGCGAATTAACACGGACTTCACCACAGAGATCTTAGATCTTGAGACGGACAGCCTTACGCAACTCCAGGAAGCGGTCGGTGGCTTGGTTCAAGCAGCGGACCTTCAGGACAACCTCACACTTTGGTGCAACGAGGAAGGCAAGCTTATCAACGGCATGCTTGCTAACGTTATAGGCACGCACATGTGGGAGAAGAGCTTCGGCATGACGGACATCATTATGGGTGACATCGTGTTCACCGGCGGCACGGACGATGAAGGGGACAACCTGGCTTTGCCAACGGAATGGCTAGTCCAGCTCCAGGAATTGGCGGGCAAGCTTCGCGAGACGCTAGTTTAATGGCGAGGAACGAAGCGGCGGGCATCTGGGAGATCCGTGATGCTCGAACGGGCGAACGTATCTCTAAGTTTCGGGCACGCAAGCGGGCTGACGTCACCAGATACCTGGAGATGGCACGGATCGGATTAAAGCGTCCGATAGAAGATTTTGAAGCCGTGTTCATTGCAGAGTGGGAATAAAAAATTAAATAGTGGCCTGGAGGGTATAAAACTCCTGGAAGGCAGACGGGCATGCTTTTTATTACAGGCACGGAGGCTAAAATTGCGCCAAAAGGCTGACGGGCATGTTATAATAGTACCAATGGACTTACTAAGTCTTGGAGCATAAGGGTATCCCATGGGGACACTAATCCCGATAAGCTGACGGTTACCGCAGGGTAGCTTGACTTAGGAAAGAGACAGAGCAAAACTAACTTAGGGAAGTTAGGATTAAAACCATACAGCAGAATCGACGTATGGTACTGCGCAAACAGTGATGCGTGAATCAGGCCCTTTGTGAGCAAACTGTCTCGTCCAGTGATTTGAAGCTGGTTACGTGTACTCCAATCCATGTAGCCAGCTTCCTTCATTTAGTTTACTTTATAATAGATTTATGTTATAATTAAACCATCAACCCATTAAGAGATTGGAACAAAAATGAATAAAAATAACGAAGTTGCAGGTGAGATTGTTGGATGGTTTGAAAACTACGCATCAGCTTATGAATTCGATACTCGAATTCAGTTTGAAGATTTCTCGCTCGAGGATATGAAATCATGCGACCTTGAAACTGTATGGGCAATAGTTAGCCCAAAAGTTAAGGAACTTGTTAAAAGCTATCTTGAAGGTGGAATCGAAGACCACGATTCAGAATAAAGGATTCAGGGTGGGCGCGAAGAAAAGTGCCCATCCTGTACTTTTTATAATAAACATGTTATAATTATCCTATTAACGAAATACGTTAAAAATTGATTGGAGCTTAAAATGAAGGTTTATGAATTCGATGTGGTTACGGAAGAGATCAGCCTCGACCAGACAATTGAAAATCTCCTAGGAATCGATGGAGTAATTTCAGTAGAGGTTTTAGAAAGCGCGAATGGTTGGCCAACAATTAAGCTTACCGCTTCACCTTCTGAAAAATTCTACCAAAGTCTCGAAGAGATTTTTCCAGATTATGAAGATAATGAAATAGAGTAAGTCGTTGCGAGAGGCCAGGGCGCGGAAAAACGCTCTGGCTTTTTGTATTTTACAAAACATAATAAACATGATATAATTCAATTATTAACTTAACGAATTGGAGATTTTCATCATGTCTGTAAAACTACGTCACGACTCTTATTATTACGGCCTTCCCGTATACGCTGCCGAAACAATCTACAATACGACTATCCAGTCTCAAACTCGCTACTATTGCTCAAACCGAGCCATCGACAATAAATTCACTTCAACTGCCGACTCACGCACTTGCTCTATCTGCAACGCAATAACGACCTACATGCTCGTCGCAACACAAAATCAAAATCAATACATCATCTGCTCCACTTGCGCCCCTACCGAAACCTTCGAAAAAACGCAATCTGCATACCGTTAAATAACTGCGACTGGCCCAGCTCACGCTGGGCCTTTCGCGTATTTACAAAATATAATAAACATGATATAATTAAACTATTATTACGAAATACGTAATACGAAAATCCGATTGGGGCCTTTCATGTCATACATGTCTACAACAACTGACGTCAACAACGACGACGCCGTTCGCTTTATTAACAAAACTAATTACACAACAAACTACAACGAATCAACTGGCAATTACGAAAACGTGCCTGCCTATCACTTCGAACTCTCTGCATTCGCTTATTTCTTCGATAACTCTGACACGCCCAACGACGACCTCGAAACTTTCGAATCTGGCGTCTCACTCGAATACATCCCTGCTGGCCTTATCAAAAACGCCACCTGCGAATTTTACGACTGCGAAATCGAAATTCCTTCTACCGAACCTGTAATCTATTTTGCCGAATACATGCTCGAATCAATTCACTGCTTCTCGCATCTGAATTCATACGTCCGCAAACTCATGCTCTCTAAAATACCTACCGAATAATCTCGCACTGCGCGGCCTCTGCTCTGCATGCCGCGCACTGCAAATTTTATTTTTATATTAAACAAAAATATAATAAACATGATATAATTAACTTATTAACGAAACACGTTATAATTTACGATTGGGGCCTTTCATGCAAAACGCAAACGAATTCACGCACGACAAAAACTGCTACGACTATCCACAACTTCGCAAAACTTCTGTCGAACTCAACGAACAATTCTCTGTCGCCGTCGCTCTACAATTTCTTGCCGAACGCTTCCCTGACACGCCGATTACACTCGTCGCTACCGTCTCTGCCGGCTACAACGACTACCAAATTCTCAACATCCCTGCCGAACATCTCGACCACTTCATCGGCCATTCCGAATTCGACGAATTCGACGACACTGAAAATCACTTCATTACTATCGACAACGACGTCTACGCTCTCTACACTGACTTTGCCGAACTTTCTCACCACCTCGAAACTAAAATCGACGTCGACACCTTCTATAACTACTACAACTAACGCTCGCTTCGCGCGGCCTCTGCTCTGCATGCCGCGCGCTTGCGTATTTTGCTTTTATAATTAAACATGTTATAATTAAACTATTAACAACTACGAATTGGAGATTTACATCATGACTACGCAATTTACTTCATCATATTCTGACGAAAATTACACTTCTTACTTTTTTACAACTGACTACACCGACGAATCTTTCGACTCTGCCGGCTACGCCGAAATAACTATCTGCATCGCTAAAACAAACTCTACTGACTTTATCTGCGAATACTGCTCTTCTAAATTCAATCTTGCAATTCCGTTCTATCTTGACTCCAGCCAAACAATCTGTCTTTCACATCTCCCTACTCTATTTCTTGACCAAATAACCTTGCCGTTATAAACGCTCGCGCCGCGCAGCCCACAACTGCGCAGCCCTTTGCTTTTTATAATAAATATGATATAATTGATCTGTGTGTCTTCTTCTGCCGTCTTCAATTCAATTGTTTACTTTATAATAAAAGTATGATATAATTATCTTATTAACCACAAGGGTTAAAAAATAGATTGGAACCTAAAATGTTGAACCAAAAAACAGTATCAGAAGTATTCCACCAAGTATTCAAAGATGTTCCAGGAAACCCATTCTCAGAGATCTACAATAATATCGGATTTGCAGGAATTGATGAAGAAGACCATGTTGAAGGTGGTATTAAAGAATTTGATGGTACAATTCAGTATTGGCACCCTTCACTACCCCAGGATGAAGCGGTAATTATAGGAATGCATGATCATCAAGGATTCATCCTTCGGTACCCAGATAACACCTATCACCACCTAGATATCGGTGGCTATGATGAAATTGATGGTATTGAGTACCTATCCCCAGAAGCGGTAGAAGAAGACCCAGAAAGATACCTATACTTCCTCCAAGAAATTCTAAATGAAAAAAGTACCTTCTGGGCATATGGTCTCATCTTAGATGAAGAAGTCCAGAAAAGAATCTTCAGCGGTGAGTTTAATGAACTAAAGAAAACTCTCCCACAAGAGTACTAATACCAAGTTGCGGGTAACCCTCCTCCCCAGAGGGTTACCTTCAATTGTTTACTTTATAATAGATTTATGTTATAATTATCTTATTAACCACTAATGATTGGAACCTAAGATGTACCCTACATACACAGATATACTAAAGGTCTCACAAGACACCACACTCACATCTTCACAAAAGCTCCACGAGTTGTTTAAGAACTCAAAGACATCTCCTCTTAAAGACTATATAGCAAGTAGCAACCTATTCCAAGATCATAAAGTAGAACCATCACTTAATGTAGACCAAGCAGAAATTGTTGAAGTAGATGCAGACGGTCAAGTAGTAACCTTTAGATACCCAGATAACACCTATCACTGGATAGATGCGGGTTCCTATGTTACAATTGAAGGAACAGAATACATCCCCTTCATGAGTGTTGATACAGAAGAAGAAATAATTCAAGATTACTTTAAGAATCTTTTAGATACAGAAGACTCATCAATGAGTCCTTTCTACAGAGGCTTCTGGGTTGATGCAGATCTTCAAGAGTTCTTCCTTAACTCTTACCCAGAGTAGTAGTTGCGGGTACCCTACTCACCGGTAGGGTACCTTCAGCACCTTAGTTTACTTTAGATCTATAGTATGATATAATTATCTTATACACAGCGACGGAAGGAAGCAAGATGTCAAGTAATTATCCACCAGGCGTCTCTGGGTTTGAACCAGAGATTGCGGGCTCACTCGAGAGTGAGAGTATACAGGAACTCAACTGCGGCAATGACGAGTGTGACGCATGCTATGAGGTGCCGACAATTGAAGACTGGGCGCATGACACCGTAGTGTGGTTTGCAGAGTGGGTGTGCATCAAATGCGGTGAGGAAAACTCCCGCGAAGGTTGGTACAACTCACAACACACCAGTCTATAAACCAAGTATGATTAACTTAACTAAAGGAGAAGACGTGGAGTCTACCATTACTGAAGAAGTAGTTGAGGATACGCCTCAAGAGTCTTACGGTTGGGTTCCTTGTGATTCCTGCCAGACAGCCCAGGCAATCTGGAAGGTTACCGGGAACTCCGGAGATCTCTTCTTCTGCGGACATCACAAAAACAAGATGGAAGCTGGGCTCACAGGCTGGGCAAATGAATTTGTGGAGATAGTGTACTTCGACAAGTAAACATGATATAATAGTACCAACAACGACGAAAGGACAAGAAAATGAGTGACATTTCAAATGGCACATCCCTACAGGGGTACGTCACAACTACGATGCGAGATCTCATCGCAGTGTTCGATGAACCAACTTTTTATTACCCAGGAGACAAAGTTACCGTTGAATGGACCCACATGTTTTCAGATGGGTCAGTTGCAACAATCTATGACTGGAAGCGCTACGATTTAGGTGCCCCTGATATGGATGAACTTATGGAGTACAACATCGGTGGATTCAACCGAGATGTAGTTGAACTTGTAAAGAACGCGGTTCTTGCAAAAGAAAGACTGGTGTAATCATGAACATCGAACTTACCGACAAAGATATTGAAATCATTCTTCGTGCGCTTGGCAAAGAGAAAGCATCTAGTCAAGACCACGGATTCCATCACCTCGCACACATGGTGTCAGACCTTCAGTCTCGCATCAAGAGTCAACTCCCATTGAGTGCGTAATGCTAGAAGAGTACTGTGGCACATGCGGTAACCTTGAGTCTAATCACCAAGCCAACCAATCCGAGAGCTTGCGATTTGTATCTCTTGCTCAAGAAGTTATAGCGTCACTTCCGGACGACGAGTACTCAGTTGTGCTCGAACAAATTTTGTACGACTGGCGCTCACATACACTTCCCGTATGCGACCCACTATCAATAAGCTAAGGAAAACAAATGCCTAAAAGAATTATGATTAAAAAGCAGGTTCCGGTGACGCAGCATCAGACGCTGCCGTTTGTCACTACCACTGCACTTAACCTCGTGGAGGATAAGGAAATGCGTGCGGCGTACATCTACGTACTTCGTATGAAAGGGTGGAAGCTTCAAGCGATTGCGGATGCCATTGGACTTACACGCGAGCGTATTCGTCAAATTGAAACTAAGGCTTCACCTGCTTTAGCTTTGCATATACTTGCAGATCCAGGATCTTTCCCTGTCCCGGAGCTCGAGACTATCGAGATTGAAGTTCTAGCTCCTCCCGTATACATCGAGCCTTCACCCGAAGCTCTAGCTCGTCTACTCGAATTAAAACCTCTTGCACAAAAAGTACGCTACGACCATTCAACGTACCGTAAGGAAGCTGAAGAGTACTCTGCACTCATCTGGCATTTGTATTCAGTTGAGGGTGTAACCCTGTATCGTCTTGCAAAGCGTCTTGGTGTGACACACGGAGCTCTTAGGTTCCGTCTTGCACGTTACGGGTACCTATCACCAAAAACAGGTAAGAGCCCATGCTACACTCCTATTAAACAAAATAATCGTGTGGTGACTCAATGAGTACTCTCTATGATTTAGTAAATGTTTTTGATGAGCAGGGAGTATGGATAGGTGAGTTCATCAATGAAGGAGTCGCAAAGGACTGGCTCAAGAAGCATGACTTCAATATTACCAAGTGTGAGATTTCTAAGCGACGACCAGAGATAAAGAGACAGCGATGAATGCAGATAAGCTAGAAATCGTAGACATGGATACCCACCGAAATGGAATTGGTGGTATGCCGTTCACTGTAGCTCTAGTTGATGACCCTGAACAGTCAGACACAAAGCTTGTCATTATGTTTGAGGCTGAAGGGCACACCGCTGTCCTATCCTTAAACAAACTTATGGAGGAGGACATCTCCTTCGGTTCAAACTCCTGGAGAGGTGACCAATACGAGTTTGCCCTCCGCCCAGAGATGTGGCCGGACGAGGAAGATGTTACCGACGAGTAACGTATGCTTCCCTAAACCTTCCTGATATAATAGTATTATCATCGGAAACGATGAAACGACGGAAGGAAGGTTCAGAAAAACTGAACAAAGGTTACAAATTAGCTTACGCCGTATAAATTAGATTTCCGAGGCGCGTACTCCAATCCGCGCCACGGAACGACCTGGGTACGTCATTAAACTGCCTACCTAACAATGTCGAAAGGACATCATGATAGTAGCAACCCTACATAAAAGTAAGGCTCCTAACGCTGCGTGGCTGGTTGAGGTCAAGGATCTCGCAACTGGTGAAGCACGCCGTGGAGCATTCAAGTCTCTCGGACCTGCAAAGCGCGAGGCAGTTATCTATGCTAGTGCTTTCTTGGATACCGAGCGTAAACGTCTTCCTTGGGTGGAAGATCTAGCTCAAACTGCTGAAGGTATCGGATACTTCCGTGCTGAGGTTGACGCTTAAACCGATTGTACTTTCCTGACTAAACCTGTTATAATAGTACTATAACAACGACGGAAAGGACGAACATGAATATCGGAGAACTTACATCTGAAATCGAGTCAGGAACATTTGATTCTGATTTGATTAAGATAAAGGAAGCGGTAGACGCACGCCTAAAAGCTTCACGTACTTCACGTACACTTGCGGACTTTAACATCGGTGACACGGTAGTCTTCAATGATCTAACTGGCACTCGCTATATGGTTGGCCAAAAGGCAACCATCACAGGGATGAAACAGAAGAAGGTCACTGTAAGACTGGAGACACCCGTTGGAAGGTTTGCCCACATGAACCCAGTAACAGGTAGAGTTGAATCTTCCAATATTACGGTTCCTGTGGCTATAATTGATCTCGTAAAGTAAGACGTAGTCCAGGCGCTTAGGATACAGTTTACCTAGCGCCTGGATAGGCGTTTTACCTGGAGAGGAACCCATGACTACACTTGTAGCAATTCAAGGTGACGGCTGGTCTGTCATCGGTTGTGATTCGCGTTCGTCAGACGAAAGCGGTCGCTATCTAGAGATGGCTACACATAAAGTTGTAGAGAACAATGGCATTCTCATTGCGGGTTCAGGTGCAGGACGTGGCTCAAACATACTTCAATTTGGTTGGAGAGCTCCTCGCCCTAAAGCTGGACAGGACCTTGACGTATTTATGACGAAAGTTTTTATTCCGTCTATGCGTAAGGTCTTTATCGAGTCTGGTTACGACATGAAGGCTGATGGTGAAGCTGCGGCTCACGATTCAGAGTTTATTGTTTCAATCCACGGAGTTCTTTACCCAATTTACGAAGACTACTCTTGGGATAGAGAAGAACGAAACATCTATCACTCAGGTAGCGGTTCGGATCTAGCTCTCGGCGTTCTTGAAGCTCTTAACTATCAAAAGTGCAAGAGCGCAAAGGAAGCTGAGAAAATTGTTTACCGCGCGGTAGAAATTGCCATCAAGCATGATATCTACTCCGGTGGCAACGTTCATACGTTTATACAGGAAGAGTAAGTTACTGGAAGGTAACTTATCCTGATATAATAGTAATATTAAATGACAAAATGACAAAAGGAGAAATACAATGGCGAAGCTCATTGAAACAAACGAAGGATACGCACCAGCTCACGAGATTGATGACTGGGACTTTCCGCTATGGAGTGAGATCTTGCCTAACCTATGGGTTGGCGGTACAGATGACGACGACACAATCGAAGACTCTGTAAACTTACATGCGACTCGTAAAATTACTAAAGAAGATTTCGATGCGGTTGTTACACTTTACGCATGGGCGCAGCCAGTTGACTGGATGGTCGAAGAGCTACGTTTCGGATTCTATGACTCCGGAATCGCCCACATCGACATGGAAGCATTACATCGCGCAGCTTCATACGCGGTTGACCAAGTTCGCAACGGTAATAAGGTTCTAGTTCGTTGCCAAGCGGGTTTAAATCGTTCTGGCTTAACTGCAGCTCTAGCTCTAATCCAAATGGGATACAAGCCAGAAGATGCAATCAACCTTTTGCGTGAGAAGCGAAGCAAGTACGTTCTCATTAACAAAGAGTTCGAAGAGTTCCTACTAACGTTAAACGAGACTGTCAATGAGTAAGCTGCACGTCGTATACGACGATGTTTACTTAGATTGGCAGCTAGGGAACGGTGATGGTAGTCACCCAACTAATCCTGTTCGTGCTAAGCTTGCGGTAGAGCTCCTTGAAAGCTTAGATCCAGTAATGGTTAAGCCATCTGCATCTGAGTCTGATAGGGATCTGCTAAGTCATGTTCACAGCGATGGATACATTTCTAAGGTACTTGACAAAGGTCATTGCGGTGAATGGTATCCAGACCAAACTCATCTAGGTAACGTAGCTCTTGAAATGGCTGCGGGAACTATTCGCATGTATGAAAAGATTCTTTCAGGAGAAGCTCAGGTAGCTTTCAATCCTCAGGGAGCTAAGCATCATGCGCAGTATGACCATAGCTCTGGTTTTTGTGTATTCAACGATATGGCGTTAGTCGCTAAGTTATTTATGGCTGCAGGGCTTAAGCCTATGTACATCGATTGGGATGCGCACCACGGCGATGGCGTTGAGAATATCCTGCGCCCGTATCGAAATTTAGTTACGGCAAGTATCCACCAAGGTGGAATCTTTCCTGGAACTGGTCTTACGAACGAGCCAGAAAATGGAGTGTACAACTGGGCATTAGCTAATGGAGATGGCGACGTAGAATTTCTGGATGTGATGCAAGAGATCGAGCTGCTTGCAGATAAGATTCAGCCAGATGTTATTCTTCTAGCTACCGGGGCTGATGCACATCATTCAGATCCTCTATCTGGTCTCAACTTTGACTATCCTGGATATCGAGCTGCAGCTCAAATCGTTGCGGACATCGCCAACAAGCATGCAAAGGGCCGAGTACTTATTGGAGGAGCCGGTGGGTATCAACCTTTCGACCACACCCCAAAGGTATGGGCAACCGTTGTGTCAGAGATTTACAAGCACATCACCGTATAACATTTCCTTTTATAAGGTACTATAGTACACATGGCTAAAAGTCTCGCACAAATTATCGCCGACATGTCCGATGAAGAGCGTATCGAAGTTCTAGCAGGTCTAGACCCAGACGCTCTTCAATGGGACTGGGGTTTCTGGGGACGTCCTGAACAACAGCGTCCTGTAGGTGAAGACTGGAATATCTGGATGTACCTCGCAGGTCGCGGTGCTGGTAAAACTCGTACAGCTTCAGAGTGGGTAAGAGAAGAAGCCAAACATACAAACACCGGTCAACGTCGCTTTGCGTTGGTAGCTCGTACTGCGGCTGACGTACGTGACGTTATCGTTGAAGGTGAATCAGGAATTATTAACGTAACGCCTCCAAGTGAGCGTCCGTTATACGAGCCGTCAAAGAGAAGACTAACTTGGCCTAACGGTAATACGGCAACATGCTTCACAGCTGATGAACCAGATTCTCTCCGTGGACCTCAATTCACACACGCTTGGGGAGATGAGGTTGCAGCTTGGCGTCAGACTCCAGATGGAGCTGGGCTTACCGCGTTCGAAAACTTACGTATCGGTACTCGTCTTGGACAAAACCCTAAAATTATGATTACCACAACACCGAAACGTGTGCCGTTGTTGTACGAGCTTCTTCGTGAGGCCGATGCGCATCCTGGCAAAGTTATTATTACTAAAGGCTCAACCATGGACAACAGCGGAAACCTTTCTGCAGCGTACATGGACGGAATCCTTGGAGTGTATGAAGGAACTCGCCTAGCTGCACAAGAGCTATACGGTGAGATGCTTTCAGACGTTGAAGGAGCTCTCTGGACTGTAGAGCTTATCGACAAGACACGCGAGCTTGTGCTACCTCAAGGTGCACCTCTTCGTTGCATAGGTGTTGACCCATCGGTAGCTGAAAATCCACGAGATGAATGCGGCATCGTTGTTGTAGCTTCAACAGCAGACAGAGATTTATATAAGCGTCAAAGCTGGGTGCTTGAGGACGCTTCAATCTTAGGCTCACCCGAGGTATGGGCAAACAAGGTAGTAGCTATGGCGCGTAAATGGGGTTGCCCTGTTATCGCCGAGGTAAATCAAGGTGGTGCCTTAGTGCGCAACGCCATTAACACAATTGACCCAACTGTAAAGGTACTTGAGGTCCACTCCAAATACGGCAAAGCCCTTCGAGCTGAGCCAATCACACTAGCTTACGAGCAGAACCGTGTTCACCACATTGGGTACCTAGCGGACCTCGAGTCCCAGATGACCTCGTGGATTCCAGGCGAAGGCAAATCACCTGACCGCGTTGACGCGTTGGTCCATGCCCTTACGGCTCTACTTATCAAGCCACCCGCTGGATTCGTGGGCGGAAAGATCACAGCCAAATCACCTGCAGGCCGAAAGATCCCTGGTCTTAGAAACACCTTCCGCGTCAGGTAGTTACATCTTCCTAATGTTCCTGATATAATTAACCTGTACGCCAAACGACGAAAGGACAGTAACATGTTGACAGTAAAAGAATATCGCCGTAAAGGATTTCAATACCGCCGCACATCATTCACCTTAAAGCTAATCGCAGGTGGATGGACTATCGCGATGATCGGTATCTTCGTAACATCACCTACATTAGTAGGATTCTTTGCAATGCTGACTGGGTCAGTTGCATTCATCGTACCTTCCCTACTTATTGCCTCGGTCTATGACGACCGCGCTGAACGTCAGTTCAACCTTGCGGCAGCTCACAAGCAGGTAGCTCTTCTTGGAGTAGTCTCACCAAAAATATAATTGTACAGATACGGTAGATAGGAATATAGTTATTCCAATGACGTTTACGGAGGACAGATGACTGGAACAAACCAGCGGGAACAGATCTACATCTATGATGTCTGTTCTCTTTGTGCTGAGCCCAATGTGCTTGTCTACGAGTTAGACGGCAACCTTCTATGCGCAGAGCACTACAGAGATAGAACAAGAACCGTAAAGAGAGTTACGGTATGTGATACCTGTGGAGCTGGCAACGCTGTAAGAGATCCTTCACATCGTAGGAACGAATACCTCTGCTGGTCATGCCATCAAGAAAATGGATTCGTAGTTAATGACTCTGTAATTAAACGAGCCATCGTCTCACTTGTAAATAACTTCACTCGAGGAACTAAGATTAAATGCGAGGCAGCTGGATACGGCAGCGACTGTGATAACAATATAAAACCACGTGGTCCATGGGGTGGTCGCCTACTTTGCAACAACCATGGGAAGATTCCACCAAAGCCTGAAAAAGGCACAAAGTCTTGAGCAGTCCCAAACTGTTCAAATAACCGTGTAATCACGTCCTGTGATTATATTAAACGAAAGGAACACAGTGACAACAGCAACGATAACATCAAACCAGGCAGCTACGCTTTATAGCGCAGGGAAGTCTGTAGATGAAGTAGCAAAAGAGCTAGGGATTACCTACGGTAAGGCTCGCAAGCTCATCGCGGAAAGCGGTACACAGATCCGTAATACCTCAGACAGACTTAAGGGTAAAACCCGTAAGGCTAAGTAAATAATGGATAGATTCCTTTTGCGGCTGCAAAGCCTCATCTGGCCAGCTGTTATCTCGGCTGTCCTATCCATCCTAGCGGTACTTACTGCCCTTCTAACCCCGGATAAAGGCACGCTTGCCCTTGCCCTTGGGTTATCAGCGGTGGCTTGGGCCTGTCTAGCTCAAACGGTGTAAACGTAGTCCCTCCCCGGTTGGGCCCAGGGAGGGGTTTACTTTCCTTCAAGATAGTGTTATAATTAACCTATCAAAGGAAAGGAGGTGGTAAAAATGCCACTACGCGGATTAGTACACGACAGCCCAATCATTACACTCGTGCAAAAGAGTAACAAAGGACATACCGTGAGACGCAGCAAATCAAAGTATACGTTTACTATCTTCTTCGGTCGCTTGATTGTAAAGTTAATCTACGCAATCATCAATTTAGTTAAGAAGATAAAAAACAGATAACAGGTGCCTACGGGTGCCTGTTTCTCTTTAACTATGGTATAGTTAACTACAGGCAAACAGCCTACTACGGAGAGACGAAAGGATACGACTATGTCATCCCTTCTTATCTCCGGCCCTATGCAAGCGGTAGAGGACAAGCGCGAGCTTGAGAAGCATAGCGGTAGCAAGAAGCTCAATGCGGTGGTATTGAGTTGTCCCATCCCCGACCTAAGGAGGCGAACTAGCGTTGCAAAAACTCACATTACGTGGAATAGCAATGTCGACCGTAGCCTATATTACGGCAATAACAATTGGAATCTTCTCGGTATCAATGCTTACAAGCAATGCCGCGTCAAGTCCAATAATCACAGAGGTACCAGCTCATATCAAACAGATCGAGCTAACTAATCCACTAGTACTGCTAGAGGATGCAAAGGAGCTAACGTCGCACGAGCTCGTAGAGTTACTTGCGGCTGTTGGTTTTGAGGGCAAGGCTCTCAAAACAGCATGGGCAGTTGTCATGCGTGAGTCAAGGGGGCATCCCACTTCTCACAACAAGAACGCCAACACTGGCGACAATTCATACGGCCTATTCCAAATCAACATGATTGGAAGCTTAGGCGTTAGCCGCCTGGCTAAGTTCCAGGACAAGGTAGGCATCACTAAGATGATTGACCTATTCGACCCTGTGGCTAATGCCAAGGCTGCCTACTACATGACTGCGGGAGGCAAGGACTGGGGCTCATGGGGCTTAGGTCCTAATGCCTACGACGGTGATGCAGTTGAGCCCGCGGTAACACGTTGGCTAGCTGATTTCCCTAAGTCATAATCTCACGATAGGAATATAGTATTCACATGACTGAAGAAATTAACATCGAGCCTACAGGCAACATCGAAGTTGATATGCCTGTTGAGGTAGTTGAGGAAGAAGTACTAGCTCCTGTTGTAGAGCCTGAACAAGTAATTGCTGAGGAGCCTACACCTGAGCCAACGCCTGAGCCTGTAGTTGTAGAACAACCTAAGGCTTCACGTAAGGCTAGCCACGCAGTAAGTGGTGATGACGTCGATGACGTCATACTCGCTAACTGTATATACAAAAACGTCTATGCACGCAAGTCATTGACAGTACATCATCTACAACGTCGACTTATCGAACTTGGTTTCAAGGACGCTGACGCTGACAAAGATGGTTGGCTAGGCGATGAGACTGTAGCTTCAATCAAGAAGTTCCAGGCTGACAAAGGAATAGATGTCACAGGATCTATTGACACTGATACCTTTATCAAGATCTTTGAAGGAGATGTACACGTTAACATAGTACTATAAATCTTTTTCACAAGGAAGGCCGATGCTTATAAAAAGTGTCGGTCTTTCTTACTTTCTAAAGCAAGAAGAAAAAAATGTTGGAGACGTTTTGGAAAAAGTCTCAAAGTATACGTAACCCTTTCTCACCTCCAAGCCATTTTAACCAAAAGGTACTGTTTCTGCTCCGTTTGTACACAATACTATAAGCGCTTTTTGTACACATTCGTCCTCGAAGGTGATACAGTAT